CGGCTTATGGTGCTCTCGGTAACAAGTGGTTCCGTTGGTTTGACGTGAACAACGCCGAAGCCATCACCACATCTGGTCAACTCAGCATTCGTTGGATCGAGAACAAGCTCAACGACTATCTCAACAAACTGTTGAAGACAGAAAACTTTGATTATGTGTTGGCTTCAGATACCGACTCGGTGTATGTCACTCTCGAATACCTCGTCAAGAATGTATTCGGTGATGATGTGCCTGAAACCAAGAAGGTGATTCAGTATATCGATAAGATCTGCAAGGAACGTATCGAACCATTCATCGATCGTTCTTATCAAGAACTTGCCGAATATATGCACGCATATGCTCAGAAGATGCAAATGAAGCGAGAGAACATCGCAGACAAAGGCATCTGGAAAGCCAAGAAGATGTACATTCTCAATGTATGGAACTCTGAAGGCGTTGAGTATGAGAAGCCGAAGTTGAAGATGACAGGCATCGAAGCAGTTCGATCCTCGACTCCGACTGCATGTCGTGATGCCATTAAGAAGTCTCTCGAGATTATCATGGCTGGATCCGAATCGGATCTTCAGAAGTATGTCGCCAACTTCAAGTCAGAGTTTTCATCTCTTGGGTTTGACGACGTGGCTTTCACTCGCGGTGTCAAGGACATCGAGAAATATTGGGTAGGTGGTAGGTTCCAAAGCCAGACTCCTATCCATGTTCGTGGTTCTGTGGTCTACAACGAAATGTTGAAGAAGAAGAAACTCACGAATAAATATCAATCCATTACCAGTGGTGAGAAGATTAAGTTTGCATACTTGAAAAACCCAAATCCGACACAAGACTATGTCATCTCGTGTCCGAATGGTCTACCAAAAGAATTGAAGATGGAAGCTTACATCGACTATGCGGTGCAGTTCGAGAAAGGCTATCTCAGCCCTATCGAGTCGATCACTAACACCATGGGATGGCAAGCAGAAAAACGCGCAACATTGGAGGATTGGTTCTCATGATGGTAACAGAATACAATGGTAATGGAAAATATGCAAACCGTCGAGCTGAATTGCATAAGCAAAGCTATGATGATTATTACTATGTCAAGTTTTTTGAAAATGATGAGCATATTGAAACGAGAGTTTTAAAAGAAAAAACATTACGATACGCAGAAGATTGCGCTGAAAACTGGACAATAGGAGTTATTAATGGCTAAACTAGATATAGACTTAGACTTTGATTTTGGTTTCACGACTTCATCTGAAGAAGAAATCAAACAAGAAGGCAACGATAAGGCAGATGCAATGTATGCTGCCATCATGCCTTTACTTGTAAATTTAAAGAAAGATGCAGATAAAAACCCGATCATCAACTGGCCTAATCGTGCCGAGAAGATCGATCTCTTCATTACTAAATTAAATAAGATTCTCGCATCTTAATGGTGTACAAATAAAGATATATCGTATATACTGGGACAATCAGACAAGGAGAAGTTATGTCAGACCTATTAAATAAATTGCGTAAGAATACCACAATCAAGGATTCAGATATTCTGTCTGATTCCAAGTTCTTCAATGCCAAGGACATGATCCGCACGACAGTGCCTGCAATCAACATTGCATTGAGTGGTAAAATTAATGGTGGCTTCGTCCCTGGTCTGACCATTTGGGCAGGTCCATCGAAGCACTTCAAAACTTCTTTTAGTCTTCTTATGGCGAAGGCATATATGGACACGTATCCAGATGCAGTCATGCTTTTCTATGACTCAGAATTTGGTACTCCGCAATCTTACTTCGACTCGTTCGGCATCGACACATCTCGAGTTCTCCATACTCCCATCACAGATGTCGAACAGTTGAAGTTTGATATTATGCATCAGTTCGAAGAGATCAAGCGTGGCGATCGTGTCATCGTTGTGATCGACTCGGTCGGCAATCTCGCTTCGAAGAAGGAAGTCGAAGATGCACTGAAGCAGAACTCAGCCGCCGATATGACTCGCGCAAAACAACTCAAGTCGCTCTTCCGCATGGTTACGCCCCATCTTAACCTCAAGGATATTCCTCTGATCGTGGTCAACCACACTTATCAGACTCAAGAGATGTACTCGAAGGCCGTCGTATCTGGTGGTACTGGCATCTATTACTCAGCTGACAACATCTTCATTCTTGGTCGCCAACAAGAGAAAGATGGCAAGGAAGTCACTGGCTACAACTTCATCATCAACGTTGAGAAGTCTCGCTTCGTAAAAGAAAAGAGCAAGATTCCAATCGAAGTATCATGGGACGAAGGCATCAGCAAGTGGTCTGGTCTACTTGACATGGCGCTCGAGTCTGGTCACGTGATCAAGCCAAAGGTTGGCTGGTTCCAAAAGGTTGATATGACTACTGGAGAAATCTTCGATAAGTCATATCGCTTGAATGATACCTATAACTTCAGCTTCTGGCATCCTATTCTACAGTGTCCTAAGTTCAATGAGTTCGTTGAAAAGAAGTACGCTGCAGCTAACGGTGCCATTATGCAGAGTGAAGACGAAGTGGCAGATGTCTATGAGATGGAGGATGAATGAGAATTGAACATATCATATTTGGAAATCTTATTGAAAACGAGGATTATGCCCGCAAGGTCATTCCATTCCTCAAAGAAGAATACTTTACAGACACCGTAGATCGTAAGATCTTCTCTATCATTCATGAATATGTGGGAAAGTATAACAACTTTCCTACAAAATCTGCTGTCGAGATTGATCTCAACGATGTCGGCGGGCTGTCTGACGATCAGTTCAAACTTGCTAAGGAAGTTGTATCTGGCCTTGATAAGTCCGAAGATCGTGATGTGGCATGGCTCGTAGATAATACCGAAAAGTTTTGTAAAGACAAGGCATTGTATAATGCTTTGATGCAATCGATTCAGATCGTCGATGATAGCAAGAAGGATAGCATCTCGGTTGGATCGATTCCACAGATCTTGACTGACGCACTCGGTGTTTCTTTCGATAGCCATATCGGCCACGACTTCTTGAATGATGCAGCAGAACGTTATGAGTTCTATCATCGTAAGGAAGTCCGCATCGGTTTCGACCTTGACTTCTTTAACAAGATTACTCAAGGCGGTCTGCCTCGTAAGACACTGAACATTGCTCTTGCTGGTACTGGTGTCGGTAAGTCATTGTTCATGTGTCATAACGCGGCTCAAAACCTGATGTCGGGTCAGAATGTCTTGTATATCACTTTGGAAATGGCTGAAGAACGTATCGCCGAGCGTATCGATGCCAATCTCCTTGGTGTGACACTCGACGATCTGAAGGATCTACCTCAAGCCATCTACTACAAGTTGGTAGGGAAAGTCAAGGAACGAGCAAAAGGCAAGCTCATTGTGAAGGAGTATCCAACAGCATGCGCAGGATCCGCAAACTTTCGACATCTCTTGAACGAATTGAAGATCAAGAAGAACTTTATCCCCGACATTATCTACATCGATTACCTGAACATCTGTGCGTCGTCGAGGATCAAGCCGGGATCGAACGTGAACTCGTACACTTACATCAAGGCGATCGCCGAAGAACTACGCGGCCTCGCCGTCGAGTTCAACGTGCCAATCGTTTCTGCTACTCAGACTAATCGTTCTGGTTTCAGCAACTCTGATGTCGGTCTCGAAGATACATCTGAATCGTTCGGTCTGCCAGCAACGGCCGACTTTATGTTTGCCTTGATTACGAGTGAAGAACTACGTCAGCTCAATCAGATCATGGTAAAGCAGTTGAAGAATCGTTACGGCGATCCTTCAGTGCATAAGCGATTCGTGATTGGTGTCGACTACTCGAAGATGCGTCTGTATAATGTAGAAGCATCTGCACAAGAAGATCTTGTCCAAGATGAAGATCGACCAGTCTTCGACAACTCCGTCTCTGGTTATCGACTGGAAAACGAGTCGAAGCCAGTCAGTAAGTTCGAGAAAATTAAATTTGCAGGTTTCAAATGATCGATAATCTCAGACGTGACTGGATAGTCAATACAGTCAAAAATCCTAAATACAGGTGGAAGTGCCAGATACTAAAGAATACTTGGTGGATGGTCGAGGAAGGCAATGAGCCTAATTGGTTTCATCGCAAGATGCAAGAACTTTGTTTTGGTTTTAAATGGGAGAAGATTGATGGTTAACTACAAGATCGTAAATACTGGAAAGATCGTCAACGTTGGTGGCGGGTTTGGCGAAATGGGTGGTGATATCCTTGAGACCAAGACAGATCAGATTGTAGTCAAGGGTATGCGTATGTCCAAAGCCAAGGAGATGGTCCGTCACCTAAACTTTGGCGGTGGGTTTGATGGATCTACTCCAGCATTTTTTTTAGCTGAACGCGAAAAAACTTTAGAATTGACTGAAGAACTTGTATAAATAGGTGTACACTATGTGGTGCGTGGATATGCAGTTTTAACTGTGTAAGAGGCAAGTGTCTTAATTGACGACTGGAATAGGCAGGGTCACAGGTGGGGTTCCTCCTGCTACACGCATGATGGGCGGCTTTCGGGTCGCCCATTTTTTTGCTCTTTTTTCGAAATAAACATGTACATTTTATCAAAGCTTTGGTAAGGTGGACCTATAATCAAGAAGGAAAAAACACATGTACTCCATTCAATATTTCGATCGTCTTAACAACAACCTCGACACCTCTTCGCCTAAATTCCCCACCATTCAACTTCTCGTCGATTTTATCAATCAAAACCCGACACTCGAATATTCAATCGCTCTTTACAAAAACTACTTCGTCGCCGCGACCGTCGACGATATCGTCCTTAACAAAAAACCTCGTCTAAAATTCGTTAGACTTATGTCTCGCCTATCTCCTGTGATTGATAATTACAACTAAAAATAAACATGTACAATTAATACAATTTTTGGTAAGGTGGATCTATAATGAAGAAGGATATGATGATGTCTGCTGAAGAACAAGAATTCTGGGAAGGTTACGAAGCTTGGCTCGATGAGCAAGCCGATCGCGCTGCATACGAACGTATGGTGGAAATGTGAATAACACGTTATCTCGCAAAGATCGTATCACTGCATACATTGCCAAATGGATTGTCGTGAATATCGCTTGTCGTATCAATGCAACCGCTGTATTGTCTCTCAGCGTAGAAGCAACTCGAATATACCTCGAAAGAATGGATGATGACTAAGTTTGTAAACAGATTCGTTATCTCTGACCATCATCTTGGTCATACGAACTCGTGGGAAAAGTTCAAGCTCGAGGACGGCAGTCCGCTGCGTCCGTTCACTTCGACCGAAGAGATGAACGAGACTATGATTGAGCGTCACAATGCCAAAGTGAAAGAGCAGGACACTGTCTACTTTCTTGGCGACGTGGTAATCAATAAGAAGTATCTCGAACTGGTAAAGCGTATGAACGGTCGTAAGATCCTCATCCGTGGTAACCACGACATCTTCAAGGACGAAGACTATCGTGAAGTTGGTTTCCAACAGATCCACGGTGTTCGTGTATTCGTGGATAAGTTTATTCTGAGTCATATCCCTCTGCATCCTGACTGCGTGACTGAACGATTCAAGGTCAATGTCCATGGGCATCTTCATGCTAATGAGATTATGATTGACGAAACTCTTATGAGTTCTAGTTACATGAAGCCCGATCCTCGATATCTCTGCGTATGCGTAGAGCAAACCGACTTCACACCTCTTCACTTCGATGAGGTAGAAGAAAGAATCCAACAACGTTGGAAAGATACAGGATATAAAGGTCCTGTAAAAGCATGTACAATTAATGCGTGGTAGTGTATACCAGAATCAGGAGAAAATTATATTATGACAATGCATCTTCTTGGTCCTGCTTACACTACCACTCATCATGGCAAGCGTAAGTCTAAAATGACGACGTCGAAGTACACCAAAATTGGTTTGGCTTGGCTCGAAGACTGTAAGTTTTGCAAGCGTATTGGTGTTAAGCCAAAGACGTTCGAAGAATATCAGCAGTACCGTGCTGGCAACTATAAGCCTAAGCTTCGTGGCACACCGATGCCTGATTACAACGTATCAGATCATCGTAAAAAGTACCCATCTCAGAACGAGATCGGTGTACACTACGCAAAGAATTCCTCTTACGAGAAAGAAAAGCTTGCCGTCAGCGGCAATTATATCATCGGCCAAGCCTATAACAAAGG